AAAGAAGGCAAATGCGACGTTCAACGTAGAAGTAGTCGAAGGGGAGATTACCATCCCCTTTAAACGCGTGCGATAAGGAACAGCCACGCCTGATACTGTGTTGTGATACGACTTTACGTCATACTGCATCGTCATGTTGTTGCTCCGGTTTTGGTGCGTCTAACATGCGGGCTTTTAACTCCGCATTTTCCTTTGCCATTGCCGCTACAATTCCCATAGCGTGATCTCTTTGGCTTTCCAAAAGCCCAAGCATGGCTTGAACCTCTGGGTCTTTATGAGTCAACATTAGGAAGCGCGAGTGACTAATTTCCAAGTTGGGCTGGTAATTAACCCCGTCTGGATGTAAAGGTTTGCACCGGTAATGTCAATGTACATGGAGCCGGGGCCAGCAAAATTGTCACCAGTACCACTTGCACCGCTAGTTGGAACACCCGCGTCAACCATCACCACAACATCATCTTCCATGCGGATGTTGGCTTTGGTATAAGGAATAGTGCTAGGAGTGCCTCCACCATCAGCAACGGGGTCTTGCATCTTCAGGTCAATACCATACTCAAAACCGGAACCGGCTGTGGTTTGAGCCATTGCAACACCAAAAGCTGCACGGGCAGTTGTCACGCCAGAATCACCTGCCATGAAAGCCATCACAGCAGCATCGCCAGACAAAGTGTTGGTGTTGATAATACCCATCACACCAGCCATCAAGCCGTTGTTAGAGTAAGTACCAATGACCGCAAAGTTACCAACCACGCCAGCCATGTGGTTAAAGTTGGTTGAGGGAACTGTTGCAAAAGGAGCGCCGGACTGAGTACGGCCAAACATGCCATAAGCCTCACCGGGCGTTGCAAACGCGCTAGAACCGAACCCTACAGTTGGTTCAACACGAGAATAAAAACCATAAGCACCCGTGCCTTGGTTAACTTCAATAACCTCACCGGTATTAATGGTTGTGGGAGTGAGTGGCTGTTGTGAGGCTGCGGTTCCGCCCTGATAGCCAGCCCTGACTGGGCCCGAAAAAGAAGTACGTGCCATGATATGCGTCCTTACATACAAGTTAAGTGCATCAATCGGTATGTCGTCTGCCGGGACAGTTTGATACACCGGAAAGCCCGGGTTAAATACAATATACAACAAAAGAAAAGGGGGCACAAGGCCCCCCTTCAAATATTTCCTAAAAAATATTAAGCTCCGGGTGAACCGAAGATACCTAGTGGATCTGACACGCCGAAGCTATAACGCTCACGGGCTTTGTAACGAACGTTACCTGTGTCAAAGTCACCGTCCATGCCTGTAGACATGGGAGTACGGATAAAGTGCTTCAAACCGTTAGGCACGTCTGTCAACAGGAACCAAGCATTGGTGTCTGTCAAATAGTGGTTAACGCAGTAGCCATCAGGGATAGAACCATTGTTCTTCAAAGCGTTGATGTCATTGTCTGCTGTACCAACACGAAGTTCAGTTTCTAGCAAACGAGTAGCAACGAATTGCAGAGCAGGTGGAATAACCAACTTCTTAGGCTTAGCGGCAATCAACAAGCTACGCTCATCTGTCCAAGCGGCAATTTGAATAACAGCATTCTCAAGAGAAGTCTCGTTCAAATCGGAAGGAGTAGATGGAGTGTTACTGTTAGTACCACCAGAAACCAAGGGGTGAGCAGTAGAGCAAAGCACCACGCCGTCGCCGTATGTTGGGCCGCCAGCAAAGGCGTTGTTCAACACAAAAGCGGCTTTAACCTGCTTGGTGTAAGCCATACCACGGGCCAGAGCCTTGGTATAACGTGAAGACAGGCTGTCGTACAAGTTATCTTCCACAGCTTCCTCTGTGATGGCAAAACCCATCGCAATGGTTTCGTGAGTGTAACGTGCAGTAAATGCTTCCTGTGCATTGTCATAAGCGATGGCAGAACCCTCGTTTTTGACTGGTGCGGCAGCAAAGCCAGACAGCTTTGTCTCTTCTTCAAAGCTACGCTCAGATGACTCTGTTTCGTAGATTTCTTTGTGCTCTTCGCCGTATTTAGCATACTCAAGACCGAACAAAGCGTTCAAGCCGGGGAGTAATTCTTTGAGCAGTTGTGCGCGTGAAATAGCCATGATTTAGCTCCTTAGATGCCAACGGCGTTAGTGAAAGCGGAAGCGCCGGGATTGAACTTCACAAACACTTCAGTGTATGTGTCGGTCAATGGGGAAGCGAAACCAATGATCTTGAACGCAGCAGCAGTCGTTACAACTGAACTTTCTAAGGCGCTGGTAGAGTTACCTGTACGGGTATTACCTGTAGAAGTAGACTGTGCAGCAGCAAAGAAAGTGTTTGCGCCAAGAGCGGCCTGAGTAACTTGACCATCCAATTGAGCTTGGAACGTCACGTTAGGGTCAGTGATAACGTATGCAGTCACCACGCCGGTTGTGCCGGAGGGGTAGTACTGACCGTAAATCTGCTGGCCTTGTGCGTTGATGTAGGATGCACCAACAAACACGCCCCAAGCACCCATACTGTCGCCACCAAGGTTATTGGTAGTTAAGTCTGCGCCGGTAGCGGTAGACAAAGCGATATAACCCGCGGCATTGATAATTACAGCTTGTCCAAAGAACAAGTTGGAATTAAGACCTGCTGGGTCAATCAAGAACTGACTCGTAGCACCGGCATAAGGCATACCGTCGTTACGATTTATGGCTTTTAGGCCATAGGGAGTATTGGTCATTGACATTTAAGTCTCCAAAAAAATTTAAGTACCTTTTCCGAAAGTGACCGTAGACTTACGTTCTTTAAACATAGGCATCCGTGGGTCATTCTCGCGCATGTAAGTGTTGTCCACTGACTGCATTTGTGCTTCCGCTTGATTGCGATAGTACGAATTGCGTTGTTCAGTAAATTCCACAGGTGTTTTGCAAAGCAACAAACCGCCCACTTCAACGCTGTCTGGGAACCTTGCGTTGCCGCTAGAACCAAACATACGAATCTCAGGGTGGTCAGAAGCCCTAACGGGTTCCCAGCCTTCGCGTAGTTTTCCAGAAATATTAGTGGCGTCGTCTTTGCCTAACGAAGCAATTCGGATCCAGCGAAACGCATAACCCTCTTCCGGATTCGGATCGGGTAGAAGTTGAGGAGGCATCCAATGTTTTGGGCGTTCCATCTTTTCGCGGGTATCGAGCTCTCGTGCTAAACGTGTTGACTTTTCCATTTTATTTCCTTAACTGTTCTTCCGCAACCTTACGAGCATAGAGATCCAAAGGAACTCCAAGCCGCTTGGCGATATTCACCTGTGTCTGCGTAAGCACGATCTTTTTAGGCGCTGTGCTACGGGTTGCAGGTGCAACGTTTGATCTTTTCGGCGAAGTTGGCGCATTCACCGGTTTCTCAGACTCAAACTGATCTGGGAAAACTTGTCTAACTCGAGAATTTAACTTCTCGTAATACTCGTTGGACTGAGGATCAACTCCAGATTTAACTAGCTTGGTGTGGAGTCCAAGTGCAAAGCTAGTCATCTCATCATCAGCGCCAAACCACTTATTTTCTGATTGCCAAACCAGAGCTTTTTGATCTACTGGTGGCTGTTTTGTAACTTGTTGTTGTATTTGTACCTCAGTTTTTTCCTCTTGTAAAGGGGCAGGCTTAAAATTGTTCACTCGCTCCATCTTGGATTTAGCGGAGATCAATGCTTCCTGCGCATCTACAATAGCGTCTGAGTCACCTGCTTCATAGGCTTCTTTGTATCTGGCCTTGGCTTTTTCAACCTCGTTACCAACTACTTTTTTAGCCTGTTCTAACAGGGCTTGCTGGTTAGTATTCAAAGAGCCTTTTAGCTTTTTGTTTTCCTCAACTACAGCTTGGGCAATACGCAGGGCTTCTTCTCGCTCCCGCTCTGCTGATTCTTTAGCTCGGCGTTCTTCGTGATAGCCCTTCGTAAAATGCTGGATGCGCTTGCGCACACCTTCATCGTACTTAGTTAGTTCATCCTCGGCAAAATCCTTGGGAGGTTCTTCCATGCGGCTACGCCCACGGTCTTGCGCGGGGGTATCGTCTACTACCTCGACTTGCGTTTCACCTTCGCCTTCAATTTCGTACTCGACTTTTTCTTCTTTGTCGGCTTTAGTTTCTATCTCATCGGGGAATTTATATTCTTCGTCTTTGGCCATGATCTACTCCTTAAGTTGGACGTTGAATGCCACGGGGGTCTTGTACGACCGCTTGAATAGAGTCATCATTAATGAGTCTCCATTCTGTACCGTGAATCTTCATGCGGGTTCCCGTGTTAGGACGTACTAACACAAAGTCACCAACCTTACAGGATGGGCCAGAGGGGAATCGGGCTTTATCTGCAAACGCATCGGGGCCAATTTTGGCCACAAACAACACGGGGGATAAAAGCTCCTCGTGATACATAGCAGTAGCAGACTTCAAAATCCCAGTCTCGCTAAACTCCTCTTCGGCCTTGGGCAACATACACAAGATATGGTATGTAGCCGGATCGGGCACTTGTTTGGCTTTCTCCTCAGCAGATACATTGAGTACCGCCGATAAGTCCACCGCTTTCACATCAAATTCAGTCATCTTCAGAGTCCTTAAGTTTACGCACGAGGTCACCTATTTCATACTGTGCGATCTGGAGACCCCGGATAAAACCGCACAATTCTCTGTAGTGATCGTAGGATTTCGCGCTACCATCACACAAAACTTCAACTTGACTCTTACGATGCTCTTCGAGTTTAGAGGAGAGCAAATCTAGGATTCTTCTGTCCATATTTATCCTTTACCGGGCGGTTGTTGCCCCTGCATCATTTTTTGCATCATTTCCATCTGATGCTGCTGGTCGCTTTGCCCCATTTGCTGCTGGGCTTGTTGCGCTTGAATCTGCTGCTGTTGTTGCTGATTTGCAACTTCTAGGGCGTGTAACTCCTGCGCCTGCATGATCTCTTGCTGCATACGAGCCGCTGCCATGTTTGGATCTTCACCCGTTCTGGCCGCGCTCTCGCGTGCTTTGAGCGCCAACTCCTCAGCTTTAAGTTGCAAGTCACCACGAACTTTGAGCTCTTTGGTCTTGGCTTCTTGTGTCTTGATCTGGAGTTCAGCTTGCTGCATCTGCATCAGCGGGTCTTGCGCCATTTGCTGAGCTTGCTGCTGTTGCTGCTGAGCCATGTTTGCATTGAGAAGCTGAGCGGATGCCTGCGCAACCAACTGAGACAACTGAACTTCCACCTGCTCTGGCAACTGCTCTCCGGGTGGTGGCAGTGGCACGCCCATCTGCTCTTCAATCTTACGACGGTATGAGAACGCTAAGTGTTCTGCAATGTGTGCTTGAATAGCAGCGTTCATCTGTTGAGCCATGGGGTTCTGACCCATCTGCGCCGCGATCATCGGATCTTTCATAAACGTCGTATGCACAGCAATGTGAGCATCTTGGTCTTGATAGATAAACGCTTTAGTGGGCTCACCTTTGAGGAAGCCCATGTTCTCGCTGATAGGATCTTTCGGATTCTCGTCGTCCTCTGTAGGCACAAGCTTGTCAGCGTTCTTTACGCCCAACACTTCTATCATTTGACGGTGTAAGACAGGCAAGTTATAAATCTGCGGAGCCTGCTGCGCCAACTGCATCACAGCTTGATACTGCATGATGCGCTGAGCCATCGTCGCGCTGTTGGGATCACTTACTGGAATGACATCAACTGCATCGTAGTCAGACTGCTTGGCCATGCGGTCACCGCTGGCTGGGTCATACTCATACTCATTTGGAGCGTAGTCACGGATGATGTTCTTCAAGAGCTTAAACTCTTGCTTCATCGAGTAGTGCACGCGAGCCTGCACCGCACTCATCGTCTTCAATTGGCGTTCAAGAATAGCCAGTGTTGTACCCACGGGCGCATTGGCACTCATATCACTGACCTTCATGTCAGCAACAGAACCCAGTCGGCGACCTTCTTCCGTGATCTTATCTAACAGCCCCGCCAGAACCTGTGATGGTTCTTTGTATGGCAGAGCCATGATGTTGTCACGGATTGAACCAGAAGGCACATCCATGTCGCGGAACTCACCGGGAGAGATTGGGGTATCGTCGTCTTTGATCCGCAAGCCACGGGTCTTCAGACCACCGGGCAAATTGCTTAACGTGCCAGCGTCAATGAGTTGTCTAATAAGAGATGTACCGGCTCGGGCATAGCCACCAATAAGGTGTATGAAGCCAAAGCCATAAGCACCAAAGCCGGGTATGTAGTCGTACTGGACAAAATGCTGGCGCTTAATCTTGAGAGTGTCTTCCTCTTCCCAGTTACGGTAAATAGAAAGAATTTTATTCGTACCTTTGTCAATAGAAATAATATATGGAAGCGCAATCTCATCTTCATCTTCGTAGCCGGGTAAGTTGTAGTCAATCTGGATTTCGTAGATTTGATAGCGGTCATCATCCGTGAGTGAGTAGCCTTGCTCATCGGCTTTCTTCTTCTCAACGTCTGTGTGTACTTGCGCAGGTTCGCCCAACTCAACATCTTTATAGAAGCCCGCTACTTGCAACTTCTTAATGTCGTTCTTTGTCTTGCGCATGATGTGAGACACGCGCTCTGCTGTACGAGCACCAGACGAACCATAAGGAATAATGATGTCTTCAGCAGGAATAAACACCGAAGTCTGACGTCCCAAACTGGGATCAAAATAAACTTTCTTGAACGCCGATCCAGCCAGACCTAAGTTAAACAGCATGCGCTCATGCTCGGGGCGATACTCTGACATTACTTCTGTCAGTTGGTAATTCATGTCTTCTCTGACACGCTCCGCCGCTTGCTCTTTAAGCTTATCAATTGCGCCGATGATCTCGGTCTTGACCGGGCCTTGAGCAGGGAACGTCTCAATAATTGTTTCGCTTTGGAACCGTACAGCAGCTTCTGTAAGTACCGTTGAGTAAACACCGCAAGCACCAAGCCAAGGCTCAGTACGCTCTTCATACTTCATCCCCAGAACATCTAGTCCTTTGACAAACATCTCAACCCAGTCTTTGCGAGAGCTGATGTCACTATCAACATCACCCATGATGTCTTCAGCAATCTTTTGCAGTTCGCCGTCATCCATAAACTCAGCAAGGTTAGAGTCAAACTCTTCGCCTTCGTTATCTTCACCGGGCTCAATCTCAATCTCTAAGCCGTCCATGCCAATGCGAACACCCTCTGGGTTCTCAATCTCAATTTCAATATCAGCCATTCCACCTAACTCTTCTTCAATACCAAGAGGTGCTGCATATAAACTTTTCTCAATTGAACTTGTAGCCATTATTAATCCTTAGTAGTACGCTGCGCGTCTGCCCGATTTAAACAATCTAACTTCGTCTAGTTCATCACTAGGAAGTCGGAGGAATCCACCTTGCCTAAAACGCATTAAAGCAAGTGTTGTCGCGTCAACCAAGTCATCATGCTCGCCTGACGGGAACGCCCCAATCTCATCAACCAATTCTTCAGCCCAACGAGTATCGGGAACCCACACTTTCCCAGAAGCGA